CTGGAGTCGATGACCGACGAGGAGTTCATCACCTACGTCGAAGAGGTCCGGCCCCACCTGCTCACCGAGCAAGGCGACGGTGACGCGGAGGACCAGGCTGATCAGGGCGCTGATGAGATGGAAGAGATGGTCGCCCGGATGATGAAGCGCAATCCGAAGCTCACCCGCGCTCAGGCTGAGGCGATGGCGAAGAAGGCGCTGGCGATGCAGCAAGCACTGCTGGCGGAAGCCGACACAGAGGAGACAGAAATGGGTGCGATCACCCCTGAGGCGCTCCAGGAAGCTCTCCAAGACGAGGCTTTCCGCAGCGTGCTCGACCCGGTCATTGATGAGCGGGTGAAGACCCTCGTTGAGTCCGCAGTCGCGGACGAGCGCGAGTTGATCCGCGCGGAGGCTCGCGCCGACGCTGACCGGCAGCTGGAACTGCGGGACATGCGCGACACGGCCCACCGGCAGATCACTGAGGCGAAGCTCCCGGACGCGTTCGCGAACCGGGCCAAGTCCCAGTTCCAGATCACCGACACGGGGCCGACACCGGGACTCGACGTGGTCGATGACGTTGACGACGACGGCAACGTCACCAAGAAGTCGTCAGAGAAGCTGCAGGAGGCGGTGCAGGCAGCCGTGCAGGACCAGCGTGAGCTTCTCGCGGCGGCGAACCCGACAGCGGTTCGCGGTCAGGGACCTGGCACTCCCGTCAAGCGCGGCGAGGGCGAGGAGGAGCCGAAGAAGGGCGAGGGAACGCTCTACGGTGCGGTCCTCCAGGAAGCAGGGGTCGATCCCGCAACAGCGTGGAACGACTGAGGCCATCGGTAGGCAGAGAGGAGTTGAGACATGCCATATAACCGCCCAGGCCCCGGCGTCTACGTCACGAACGGCGCGACTGCACTCACACACGGCCAGGCGTGCAACCATGCGAGCGGTTTCGTGGGCGTTGCGGTCAAGCAGAAGGCTCGGCAGTGGCAGGACGCGTATTCCGTCCAGGCGACGATCGACGCGAACGAGCCGTTCTTCCTCATCACCAAGGGCGTGGTTCAGGTGTCGAACGCTGACGCCGGTATTGCCGCCGCCACCAAGGGCACCCCGATCTACATCAACGCGACGAACAACCTCGTGACGGCGACTGGCAGCCCCAAGTTCGGGCGGGTCGCGGAAATCGGCGGGGCAAACGGCGTGCCTGCCAACAGGGTGCGAATCGACCTCGACTCAAAGGACTCGTTCGTTTAGACCAACCAGCAACGTCACGTTCCCGCTCCGGTTCCCCACTCGGAGCGGGTCGGCCTCCGGGCATCATCATGGGCGCGTAGCGCCTCAGGGGGAGCGAAGTCAACAAGACCTGAGGAGCAAGCATGCACGGCAACCCCTACGGAGACTTTGGGCGACCGATCCGGTTGCTTGAGGCTTACCGCGAGTGGCGCGACGAGCGGATGCTGGAGGAGGCCGACTCCAAGGCCGACTTCGCCAGCTTCCTGTACGGACCCGTCCGGCAGTCCATGTGGAACGGGTACTCGCGCGCCCAGGCGCAATACCAGCGCTACACGCGCGAGGAGAGCGCCCCCGATTTCCGCGATCGGCGTTTGCGCGGACTGAATGGACTGCTCGGGATCGGCTACGTAGGCGATCACGGTGCCTACAACTCGCTGACGCGGTCTGAGCGCCCGACCGCTCACCTGGCCGTTGACACCTACGGCGGTGTCTACTCGATCACCCGGCAGGCGATCATCAACGACGACTCGAACGAGTTGCTGAACCGCAACCCGGCGGACATGGGCTACTCGGCCGGGGTGTTCATCCTGCAGGCGGTCATCGCGATGATCCAGAACCCCGGCAACGCGGGCGACGGTGCGCCGTTCTACCAGGCCTCGCCGCGTGGCAACCAGGTGGTCACGGCGCTGTCCGAAGATTCGCTGGCCGACGCGATCGGGTTCATGGAAACCCAGCGCGACGACGACGGACGCCAGATCGTGGTCACCCCGTCGATCCTGGTGGTCAGGACGGCCCGGATGCAGATGATCGCCCAGCGGATCCTGAACTCGACCCAGACCGGCACGAATATCCAGTACACCGGCGCGGCCGGTGTCGGTGCGGCCGTGTTCGACAAGGGCACGATCAACCCGCTCGCCGGAATCCTGCCCGCCGACGGCGTCATTCGGGATCCTTGGTTCACGGACGACAACGACTGGTACCTGTTCGCTGATCCGAACGACGTGCCCGCGTTCGCGGTCGGGTTCCTGAACGGGCAGTCCGAGCCGCAGGTGATGCTGCGCGATCCGATGGTGCGCATGGCGCTGGGAGCGGGCCAGGATCCTTATAGCTTCGAGCTAGACGCGGTGGAGTTCAAAGTCAGATGTGACTTCGGCGTCGCGCCGGTCGATCCGCGCGGGGCGTACCGCGCAGTTGTGGCCTAACCCTCCTCTCTCCGGGGAAATGAGCCAGGTGGCGGCGGTCTTCGGACCGCCGCCGCTCGTTTGTGGGGCCTCTCGGGGGCGAGGGTAGGCTTCGAGTAGAGCATCCGACGATGAGGAGGTAGCAGTGCCTAGAGGGAATGACGCGGAGGCGGCTGCCGCCGAGTTCAAGGCGAAGCTCGGCGCGGCACCGAACGCTGAGGAACTGATTGCGCTGAACGCTTCGCAGTGGCCTGCGGAGCTACGCGCGGCGAACCTGCGTCCCTTGGATGCAGAGGCGACGGACGAGATGGACGATGACGAGGTTCAGGGTCTCGTTGGGGATCGTGTCGTGCTCGGCTATGCGGTGCGCGGGCCGTTCGTGGTGGTGGTGTCCACCGATGACGACGGGTTCACGATGAAGCAGGCGTTCCCGGCTCCGGGCCAGGAGAAGGCCGCTGAGCGCCTCGTACCGAAGCCTGAGGCCGAGGCGGCACCCGAGGCTGAGGCGGCTGCAGAGGAGAAGAAGCCTGCGACACGAGGCAGCCATAAGGCGTCATGAGCGTCACCGCACCGGCAGCGCTGCCCCCGACCGTAGCGGAGCTTCAAAGCTGGAGCCGGGTGGACTTCTCGTCCCTCGATGACCCGTACACCGATGACGATCTCGGGCGGCTGATCACGGGCGCGTGCGCGTACCTGACAGCGATCACCGGACGGGCGATGGACGGCACGATGCCGCCGCCGCTGGTCCCGATCGCCCAGGACGCGATCCGGCTGCGCGTCGAGCAGATCGGATTCCAGGGTGAGACGGACTACGTCGAGACGGCGAGCGACGACCTGATCCAGAGCTTCTCGGCGGGCGGCTACTCGGAGACGCGCAAGGAGCCGGGGCGTCTGCGCTACACGGGCGCGACGACCGGCATCCCGGCGATCAACGACAACAGCGCCCTGAACATGGACATCTGGCTGCTGATGACGCCGGACATGCAGGACTACTGGCGCTACATCATCCAGGGCACAGGTGGCCCGGCGCTTGAGACGACTGAGGCCGATTGGGGCAACTACGACGGCTTGTACCCGTACGGCTACGGCGTCGGAGCGTTCCGGAGCGGGGTGTACGACGCGTCGGTCTGGGGCGCATGATCCGGTCGATCTGCTCATTCCCCGAGGAATGGATGGAGGCCGGTCCGAGACCGGCCCCCGATTGTCGGCCTGGACGGTCGGGAAGGGATGGGGAGATATGGTTGGGGCTGGGCTGGGATGTCGCTCGATCGGGCGCACGATGTCTCGTCGCCCGGACTCACAACGTTAGCCTATGAGCCTGAATGCGGCACTGGTGGACCGGGCGCGACGCATCGTTGACGAGCCGCTGCCTGAGAAGGTCGAGGGCACGACACAGTTCACTACGCTGCGCTTCCCGTGGTTCAAGTGCCGGATCACGATGCAGGCTGCACCCGAGGCGGACGACCCCCAGGCCGGGCGCAGACGGACCCCGCACCCGGCTCAGCTGCTGTGCGGGGTCAAGGATGTGGACGGCAACCTGCTCCGGATCAACTCGGACGACCGGCTAGAGATCGACTCCAAGCAGCTGGGCCAGTGGATCTACGAGATCACGTCTGACGGCGAGCCGATTCGCAAGAAGCGCAAGCTGATCGGCTGGCAAGCGACGCTGACGCGCGTCGAGGAACACCCGTTCGAGCAGGAGGGGTAGATGGCGCTCGCCGGTGGACGCTACGAGGTGAAGTACTACGGCCCGGATCTGGCGAAGATCGCGGATCCGACGCCGGTGCGCGAGGCGATGCGTCGCATGGCCGACCGTGGCGGCGACGCGCTGCACGAGTGGATTGGGCAGTTCACGCCGATCCGGACGGGCAATCTGGCGACCAGCTGGTATCGCACGCCGACTGAGCGCAAGCTGCACGGCACCAGCGAGGCGCTGGAGTCACGCGTCGCGACGGACGTTGACTACGCGCCCTACGTGAACTACGGGACGGGCCTGTACGG